GAAGTTGACCGGCTCGAAGTCAAGGGAGTCAACCAGGCGGTCAATCTCGCGTCTGGCTGACTCCCTTTTTAATTTTCTTATTTCTTTTTTATTCGCTTTACGCATAGCTTTTCCCGTTTATGTTTGCGGCAGTCGCATATAAACAACTGCACATCCTCGTACAACATCCTGCCTAAATAACCGGCCAAATACGCTACTTCTTCACCTCCTATAGGCATTTTAAATGCCGTAGCTATATGATCCTCCAAATGGCGGCATTCGTGCTTTAGGGAGTTTAAAAACTCTTCCGGGGACGAAGTCTTGCTTATGACCATTACAGATTTCCGTAGCTTGTAATTGGAGTACGTGACACCGGTATCAAGTTTGCATGACACCAAATTATTGTAAGCCTCTCTTGCCTTGTCTTTCGGACAATCTATTGATTTCAACAAACCTATGATCTCTTCCGTATAATAGCAGGTGACACGATAAAATATATGCACCTGCCAATCGTACTTCTTTATGTATAGGTCTCTTCTTATCATATTTACATCATTTCATCCCAAATAATAGGCGTTCCAGAACCGATGCAATCAGCGTAGAAACGAGTAAATACAATACCATCGTAAGCGTCCGGATCGTCGCAAACGTTCTTCACGTATAAAGCAGCATATTGATCATGGGGAATGGAGGAACCAAGAAAATCAGCCTTGCACATATTGGCTACATACACATAGTCATAGCCGCCTTTCTTCTTTACATCGACGTTATATTTTTTAAGCATTTCGTCGATCTGCTCTTTTGTCCAGGGCTGTACCTTTATTTTCTTGCCAGTTCCATCTTCTTTTTCCATCATGGAAATAGCCCAATCACACATAGCCTTAGAAAAATGCCAGCCATATGCGCTTAAATAAGCTTTCATCCCCGAAGGAAAATCATCGTACATATCTAACCTCATATCTTTACTTTTTTAAGAAGGGGCACAATGTCCCCTTCTGATTTAACGTCTGCGTCTGCGGTATTCCCCGGCATACCGTCCGGTTCCTCTCACGCCGCGCCTTTCACCGAAACCTTCTCCACCGCGTCTCCACATATCGCGGAATTCATCGTCGTCGTCATCGTCATCGT